TCAGATATCACCTCTCATAAGGGTAACAATCAGAGATTTGCACACCTCAGTCATCATTTTGCTTATTTCATCATCTGTAAACCGACACATCTTAGTGGCACAAAGCGTGGCAATTCCGTGCGTATAAATCCACAGATGTTTGTAGAGCCATTCCGCTTTTTCAGTTGAAAATCCGTAGCCATCAACTATTGAGTTCAGTATTTGCTCATAACTTTCATCTATTTCAGGAAGAATACTCGACAAATTCGGAACACTTTCCTTTTCACTCATAAACAAAAGTCTGAAAAGTTTCGGCTCTTGCACAGCAAAAAGTATGTACTGTTTGCCGACCCCTTTAAAAGCAACATCTTCGCAAAGACCTTTTTTGACATATTTTTTATATTCTGCTTTTGCGGCAACAACTATTTCGTTTTTGAGATGTTCCATATTATCAAAATACGAAAACACAGGACAAACCGAACTTCCGAGCGTTTTGGCTATTGACCTTGCAGTCACTTGATCCAACCCCTCATTTTTAGCAATCGTCAATCCTGCATTTATAATTTCAGCTTTGCCGAACTTTGGCTTTGGCGGCATATTATCACTCCGTTTAATAACATTAGTTATATATCATTTGTTATACATTGTACATCCACACACAAATAAAGTCAACAAAAAGTTTATACTGAAAAATAAAATACACAAACACAAAAAATGACAAGCTGAGATTTTTCAACTTGTCATTTTTATTTTTGGTCGTGGTTATTTAATTATTTGAATGGTTTTGCAAAGCTGCAAAATTTATTAACATAGCTTGATGAAAATATTAATCAGGATTTTATGCATTTACATAAGAAATTATCACATTAAGATGCAACGGAAAATCTGCATTCACACGCTTTTCTATGAGCTTCTTCTCTGCGTCTGTTTTTGCGTCCGAAATTTTAATGTCCACACGGTTTCTTGTGGGAGCTTCGGCAATTGTAAAATTTTCCACACCGTAACCTCTGACAATTCTTTTGAAATCGTCGGGAGTGCATTTTCCTCCGACCTTCTGCTCAGATATTTTAAGCATTTCCCTTCGTTTTTCAAGCGGATAATCGGCATTGATTTTACCGACAAATCTTTCCCTTTCGGTAATTCCGCTGTTTTCCGCCGTGTCAATAAACAACTCCCGTTCCATAGCTTCGAGCATATCAAATTCCGTGTTCAAACCCTCTGCATATGCCAAAAGCTCCGCTCTGATATTTGACTTTGCCGTAACTTTGTAAAGCCCCGTGCTTTCTAATTTGGTTTTCATCGAATCAAAGCTGTTCATCACTTCACCCCAATCGTAACTGTACCGACAGTAAAACATTGCGACTTTGCCACCGTCACATCCTGCATATCCGTGTTCCAGTTGTAGTTGGTTATACAACCCGTGTCAATCAATCTTGCCCCGAGCTCCGACAATCTGAATGTTCCGCCGATAGGGATTGAATTTACATATTCCGCAAAGGCATTTTTGAGCAACTCCTTGACTTCATTGGAAGAATATCCGTCCTCCGCATAGGCAACAACGCTCATATTGCAGGCGGTACGCTGGGCATTCGACACAATAACATCAACATTAAGCTCTCTCTGCTTTTCCAAAAGCGACTGAACCCTTGCAACAACATTCGTACCCAATGATGCATCCGCACCCGTAACATAGACATTAACCGTACCTACGCCCCTCGCTTTGCCGATGGCACTCGCCTTTGCAACACCGTCAACCGTGAGTGCAAGCTGTTCGTAATATGCCGCATTTGTGCCGTTGGAGGTGTTAATATATGTATCTCTTATGCGTTTGCGAAGTTCATCGTCCGTTTCGGCATCACAACCGCCCGTAAATTTTTCACGGTTTGTAACCGTTTCAATCTCTGTCGGCACACTCACGGGAACAACCGCATAGCCAAGCCCGATATTACCGTTACTTCCCGCCTGTTCAGCCTCAGCATAAACACTCACAAGCGTGTTGCCTGCACTTATTTCCTCATCCTCGGTTGTCACAAAGCGAACAGGAACTGTATCAGCGGTAGCCACAACACAGCCTTTCGGAATTATAATATCGTGACTGCACGGCTGGGCGATGCTGAATGTAAGCTCGCCTGTTGATTTCATAGCCCTTTTGCGTTCAAGACCTCTCTGCGATGCGAGTTTATCAAGGCATTCACCGCTTGCGCTCACTGCAAACATCTGTCTTTTCCACCATTCAAGATTCGTCTGCAGCTTAAAAATCTCGCCGGCAAGCACCTTGAGCCTGATTGCAATGTCGCTCACCTCGTTAAAGCTGTCGCCTGTTTCCCGCTCATAAGCATTCTTCATTCTGCCGTAAATTTCATCATAAGTTTCCATTTATCTGCACCTCCCTTGTAATTCCGTCAATTGTCAAATCAATTACGATAACATCACCTGTTTTTTTAACACTTGCAAAGGTGTTTTCAATTTCGGCAAGCGATTCATTGGCAAGCAGCTCAAGCTGTTTTACCGAAAGTGTTTCGCCCTGCAAAATAACAGTCGAGCCGAGTTCTCGGTCATAAACAAATCCGCCGAGTTTTGCAGAAATGCAAATCACAGCCTGCTGAAATTTTGCGTCAAGCCCCTCAAGCAACACCGTACTACCCGAAGAGCCGATAACAATATCACCGTTTTTAATCATTGTGTCCCTCATTCTACACCGCCTTACCGTTGATGAGAACTCTGCCGTCATTTTTCAGAACGATACTCGCTCCGCCCTTTGACGAGAGCATAACCTCGCCCTCATCAAGCTCAACATTTTTCGCAAGCACACCAAGGCTCACTTCACCGTTTGAAAGTGGCAATACAACCGCCGATTCTCCCACAGGAACAACGCTTGCAAAGCCGTATGGCACGCAACATTTTATCCCCCTGTGTTCCTCCGAAGAGTCAACCGAAACGGTGTTTCCCGAACTTTTCACACCGCCTCTTTCCGCCTTAGGAGCGGTAATCGAATTTTTAGTTATGTAATTCATCAGCCACATCGCCGTTCTCCTTTCCAAGCACAACCGTTGTGCTTTCACCGTTCTTTTTGAGTGAATATTTAATGCTTTTCACAACCAAGCCCTCCCTTTTTCCGACAAGTCTGTCATCAATCACAGCCCTTCTGCCGACAATTCCGCACAGGCATTTCGGACATTCAACCGTAATCTCAAAGCTCTGCCTGTTGCCGTTTTCAATCATCCTGTCGGCTGTTTTAACCGCATTGTTGTCGAGAAAAGCGTTTACATATCTAACTCTCTTAATTCTGTCGGCAGCACTGCCGTTGCCGACAACACTCTTGTAACCGCCGTATTCCTCGGTGCGTAGTTTAACCTGTGAAATCACCTTGCACGGCTTTATGTACTCACGCAGAGATGTATAACCTACTCCGTTTCTGCCGAACACAATCGGCTCTGCACCGCCGTAAGTGCCGCACATCAAAGCAAATCCTGCCCCCGTAATTCTCGGACTTTTGCCGTATCTGCCGTTGCAGAATTTTTCAAGCACCTGCCACTCGGTCATACCCTTTTCAATTTTGATTGTGCCCATAAACGGATGTTCGTCACCGTCATAACCGACAATACCGAACGGCTTTAAATGCCTTTCAAAAATGAACTTTGCCGCAGGATTTATATATGTAACAGGCTCCGCCTCATTGTCGAGAAGCCTTCCGGCAAGACTCCTTGCGCTCAACCTTACAATCGCACCGCTGTTCTGAACAATGCTCACAATCTCGTCAGCCTGTCCCACAAACACAAGTGCTTCATCGTCATAGACTTCAAACATATCGGCATTTCTGAACCTTTCATCATACGGCATCACCAGCACGAGCTCATCGGCTGGCACATCAACATCTGCCGAAATTTCCGCCGTGAGAACATTTTTGATTTCAAATTTCTTGCCGTTTTTGTCCGTAAAAAAGTAACTCAGCACAGCTTCACCCTCTTTGTTCCAAGGTCATCATCGGGAAACTTTACATCGGGATTCAGCCGCACAAGTTCGTCAATTTTTGTCCCCGTTTTGTACGAAACATCCCACAGGGTTTGTCCGCTTTCACAGTCAAAATATGTAGTTTCCGTTTTCTGCTTTTTCTCCATAACCTCACGGAACACAAAGCTGTATTCAAGCACATTCGGCTTTGGCTCTCCCTTTATTTCAAGCTTTTCAAACACAGCATAAATGCTCGGCAGGCTCGGCACGGAAAGCACTTCCTTTCCGCTGTTTCTGAACACCTCAAACAGCCTTTCAAACTGTTCGGCACAATCCTCGCCATACAGCTGTCCCGAACCGCTGATTTTCATATTCTTCCGCCCCATATTCTGAACGGCGGATTCGCCGAACGGACTTTTCATTTCTGCAACGCTCTTGTCACATTCAAAGCTGATATTCTGCGGATTGTGATGCCACACATATTCACCGAATTTCATCGGCACCGGTTTCATCGGCTTTTCGCCTCCTCTTCTTCGTCAAGCCTGCGGCTGTAACGGCGGCTTTCTCTTTCAAGGAATTCACCCAACATTTCGGTATCTTTACCGCCGTTTTCAGACTCCGCAAGCCTGTAAAGTTCGTCTGAATTTTTATCATTCATATAATTTTCCTCTCGTCGGCACTGATTTTCACGGTTGCAAGAATACTTCCTCTGCCCTGAGTAACGCTTGAAAATTCAAGCACTTTGCAATCCGTGTAAATGATTTTCTTCTTTGCAAGGTCAAGTTCAAGACTCTTAAAGCTGTCACGCTCCAAAAACGGAGTTTCGTCAGTAAGCCTCATTTCAAATGTGAGTTCCCATTCATTTGAAACAATCCTTTCAACGGGCTTGTCATTGAAAAATTCCTTGATTTCCGTGAAGGAGTTCTTTCTTGTACAGGCTGCCCTTTCAACACCGCCGAGAATTTTCCCCTCACATTTCAACACAGCATTTCCGCAGTTTTCAAATTCAAAGCCGTCCATTTAAACCTCCTCACAAAGACAGAATTCCATATTAAAACTCACCGTTCTGTAAATTGCGTTCATATCGGGATCAAATTCAATTGAAGCCGCTTCGCTGTGGGTAATCGTCTTTTCAGCGTCGGCAGTTTTAAGTCCGAGAAGAATTTCACTTACCACTTCCGAAAGACCGCTTCCGTTCTCGGTTGCAGGAGCATACACTCTGATTTCAACTCCTGCACTGTAGCTTTCGCCCTTGATAGACGGTGAAAGGTATCCGCCGATATAGCTCTTCTCCGTTGACATATCTCTCACCGACACAACGGCAGTCATTCCGTTCACGGGTGACGGTGCTTCATCAGAGCCGTACTCTCTTATAAACCTAACATTTTTCAAAGCCTCATTTACCTTTAAGCCTGCAATAATACGGTCAACCTGTTTCTCAATTCTATTCAAAATCATCCCTCGTTTCTTCCCTGTATGCACACAGAACAGCCCTTACATAAATCGGATTGTCCTTCACATAATATTTTTCGCACCTTTTAACAGTATATTTACCGTTTTCACTTTCTATTACGCTTTTTCCCGAATTAAGCAAAACATCGGGCGGTGCAATAAATAAAAACAGCTTTGTTTTTCTCATTCCGAGTCTATGCCGTACATTGTCGGAGTTTTGATTATAGTTGTATCTCAAAGGTGAGATAAAAGCCTTTGTCTTAACCGTTTCATCTCCGTTTTTAACGGTAACATCACAGCCGTATCTGTTTAATATTTTCCCGATAGACGGTGAAATATTCATCATATCACCCCAAGCAAAAATTTTTCTCTACCGATAAGATCCTGCGACTTGTCGGCATATTCCCTCCACAGCTTTTCGGCACGGCTTTCGCCGTCCGCAGATGATGAAATTTTCAAATCACCTGCGGAAAAAGAAGAAATGCTGTCATCATTGCAAAGGGAATACAACTTAAAAGCGTAAACGGCACATAGGTTTTCAAGTCTTAATTCGTCATCTTCCGAAAGATTTCCCTTCGTAACAATCGAATTAACATACACCATGGCATCGTCAATAATGCTTTTCCATTTGTAAGTTTCAGTGCCGTCAATACCGCTGTATAAGGCAAAACGCTTTGTAATGTTTGCAATGTTCAAGGCAATCCCTCCTTAACAGCTCATCACCTTTGACGCCTCTGTAAAGATTTTTGAAAAACCGGCGGTACAGGTAACTGCGGCTCTTTCAAGCTGACGGTCAATAAGCTTGTCGTAATCTGTAACAACACCGCCTGCCTGAACCATTTCAAGCGCACAGTTTTTGTCAAGACCGATAATCTTACCGCCCTCAAGCTCAGGAGTGTGAAGAAGGCTTGCACCGAGAGGTGTAATCATTCTGCCCGTAGCCTGAAAATCAAGACCTGCGTTTGAATCCTGAAGCTGAGAAAGCGAAAGAATCTTCTGCATTTCGGGGGTTGACGCAAGAATTGTGTTGAGTTCATACGGAGCAAGCTCTGTCCAAAGCTTTAAAAGGTCCTCATATGTAACCTTGCCGCCTGTTGCGACATTAAGTGTGCCGGCGGGATTTTCATTGCCGTCACCGTTCACAAGCACATCAATCGCATCTTTAAGCTGTGCTCTTGCAATATATGCGCCAATCTGATTAAGTGTTACGGTAAAGAGATCCAAACGCTGAAAGCGAAGTGCCTCATATGATGCAACAAGCATTCTGCCGCGCTTGTGAAGCTTAACAAGGTTTTCTCTTGTCTTAACCTCAGTCTGCGGAATCTTTGCACCCTCGCCGACGAGTTTAAGGCTCTTGTCATCCTCACTCGGAACAGACGCAATACTGCGGTAATCCATACCCTCAATGTCTGTCACGGTTGCCACAAGATTTGGGAGAATATCCGCTCTCTCCATGCCCTGCATAACGGCTCTGCTCACATATTCGGGGAAAAGTGCCGCAGAGTTTGAACTCTGAAAAAACTTTTCAACGCAGTCGCTGTTTCTGCCCTTAACCTTAATGTCAAAGCGTTTGAGCTGACGAGAAAATGCGTCAAGTCCCTCAAGTGCAGTACCTCTGTAATTTTCTGACGGATCAAGCTTTTCAAGTGCGCCCGAAATTCCGCCCTTTGTCTGATACATACCCTTTTCAATTGTAATATTTTCAAAATTTGCCATAATATCTTCCTCCCCTTATCAAAGAATAAATCCTACCGAAGTGTCTGTTGAGTCAAGCACAAGGTACTCTCTGCCGGTTGTTGTAACCGACACGCCACCGCCTGCCGTTGCAGAAAGCTTTTTGTAACCCACAGCAATTTTCTTGTCGCTCTTAACCTTTACATAACCCGAAAGCTGAACAACCGCATAACCGCCTCTCACGCTTACGCACACACCGCAAAAGTTCTCGCTTGCGTCACATTTTGCAACTGTGCCGTTGTCCTTCATCTTAACAGGCACGCCTGCCTCCGTAATTGTTTTGTCTGCAATAAATGTTGCGGCATTTTCGCCATAACCGTTAAAATTTACATTCATAATCATACCTCCGTTAAATACTGAACTGACCGTTTTCCACGGTGTTATTTCTCTTATCCTGCTTGCAGTAAAGCTGCGGAACAGGCTCAAAAGCTGCTTTCTTTTTCTTTTCAAATGCTGACTTAAATTCTCTGAGCTGTTCAATTGTCATGCTCTTTGCAACGCTCTCCATTGTTTCGCCCGAAATGTCAGGCTGAACAAAAGCGGCAAGTCCCACAACATCACGGGTAAGGCTTTCACGGTACAGCACACCGTCCTTAGCCGACTTTTTAAGCCCGTCAATATATTCGCACAGCTTTCTGCTGTCGCTCTCATCAAGTGCAAAAGCCTTTTTGTTTTCAATGGCTTTAAGAATTTTCTCCATATCATTTTCCTTTCCAAAAATTTTGTGACCTTTCGTAATGCCTGCCCTCTTTTGGGACGGCACGGCAACAAAGCTCCATTCGTATGCGTCATACGGGTTCACAAGCTCACCGCAACAAAGCTTTGAGCCGTAAACCTCGCCCTTTTTGTGAGTACACATCGAGATGTCCTCACCGCACACATTGCACACAACCCTGCCAACGGCACAGCCAACGCTTACTTCCTTGATAATTCCGCTGTCAATCGCAAGAATAATATCCCTGTTGCTCTCACAAACGGGAAGATATGCCCTTGCCTTGAGCCTGTAGTAATCGTCACCCAAAGCCGTTTTCTGACCGTCAATTTTCTCAACCTTACAGCTGAAAATTCTTGCCGTCTGATTTTTTGCACTCGGATTGTGGTCAATAATTCCCGTCTTGCCGACAAAAAGCTTTTCAAGCTCATAAAGCGACTCCGTTGTAAAGCGTTCGCCGTCACGGTCAACATCGTTGTCACACAGCACAACCGAAAACGCATACACCTCATTTTTTGCAAGATTTCGCCTTGTAAAGCGGTTAATCAGTTCGAGTTCATCATCGCCGACAGTCTGATTTTCACCGTCAACAACGCCCGAAACACCGCTTTTAATAAGTTTGTTATCCTTCATTCTGCACCTCCGCTCCAATCTGTCTTTCAATGTTCATCGCATTTGCATTGTTAAGTCTTGCCTGAGAAAGCTCAACCGCATCCTGAAGATTGATCTTGTCCCACTCAATCTTAAAGCTGTCGTTATAACCGCACATTTTAAGATGAGCCGACACAATTTTTGTAATCACGGGTTCAAGCACTGTGCGGTAGTAAGCAAGCTCGCTTGTGAGAATATCCGCCTGCTGTTCGCTCATTCTCTCCGTACTCGACCACGAAATGCCGAGCAGAAACGGCGGAATACCAAGCTTTGCAATAATCTGCTCAAGAATATGCCTTACGGGAATGTCACAGTCTGGCATATCACTTTCAGCGCCGATAACCTTAACGCTGACATCGCCGACCGACACAAAATCACACACGCTGTCGCTTCTCATTGCCTTTTTCCACTCATCGGCAACCGCCTGTGCATTTTCTCTGCTCACAGCCGAACCGTTTGAATCGGGATTGAGAGTAACCGCAAAACGGATATCGCCAACCCTCTCCCAGTTTGTTTTTACCGACTCAAAAATCCTCAAAAGTATTGAGCTGACAAACGGCAGACCGCTGAGTATGGAAGTACCGCACACAGTACCCGGCTTGGGATTAAGCAGTGTTGCAAAAATCCTTTCGGGATGCTTCGGTTCTTCGGCTGTACCGTTGCCTAGTGTGTAAACCGCAAGCTTCAGCGGAGAAGAATCCGCTCTGATTTCAACATCGTCAAGGCTTGCATTGTACAATGCACAAATCCCTTCACCGTCACTATCGGGAACAATCTCACCGACCGCCTGTCCGTAGGTGAGAAGCGAATCAAGATAGCAAAGCACAAAACTTTCAAGCCCCATCATTTCACCGTTTGTGCGGACATTTTTAACAAAGCTGTCGGCAATCTTCTGACTTTCAGCCGATGAAGTCACAATTTTGAATCCGCCGATAAGTCTGATAATTTTGCAGAGTGCCGCGTCAATAATCGGCACAGACTCACGCAAAGTTGTGTACAGCTGCCTTTCCGTTCTTGTCTGAACGGCAAATCGTGAGAAAATCGGCGAATTATTTCTCGTTTCTCTCAAAACGGTCTGCACCGTCTTTATGCTCTCGGTCTTTTTATTTTTTCTGCCAAGCCTCAAGCTGTTTCCTCCTGTCTTTTGGTTGCAACGGCAAAGAATCCGTCACAACCGTAAATTTTCGTGGCGACAAAATATCTTATGTCGTCCATTGCATGGTCGTTTTCCTTAACAGGTGCGTCACTGCGCCCCGATCCGTCCCAACGGTAAAGCGAAAATTCCCTTCTTGCGGCTCTGCAATTTTTGCAGATTCTGATTTTTCTGTCCTTCAAAGCCTGCGAAGTCTGTCTTATGCCGTTGATAACATTGTTTTCAGCCGACACAACCGTGTATTTTCCGTGCCGTCTTATAACCTCAATAAAGCTTGCGGCAGACGGATCGACAATCACACATTCGATTTTCCGCCCGTCAATCAGCTTTTCAAGTCCGTCATAATGCTCCTCGTCGGTCTTTTGAAAGCCCTGAGTGCGTGAGTTGAAGTAGTATTCGTCAACCCTGTACCACACACCGTTTTTTCTGCCCCACAAACCGAATGATGCGGGATTCACAGTACCGTAATCGCACGATACCGCCCAGCTTTCAATGTCTGACGGAATATCGCAGTACATCCTTTCATTGTCCATAAACGGATAAACCGCACCGAAAACGGCTACCCATCTGCCTTTTACGAACCTCTCGTAAAACACACCCGAATACAGACTTTCATACCTCTTGACAACCTCGGGCTTCAAAGACGGATTATCCTGCATTGTAAAGTGCAGATACAACGCATTTTTGTCACCGCACTTTTTAATCCACTCACGGTAGAACCAATGCTCAGGAAATTCGGGATTGCAGTTAAACCAAAATCTTGAACCCGACACGGAACATCTCGCCAATGCCTGTTCAACGAACGACCTCGGCATCAACGCAACCTCGTCAAAAAGCACACCCGAAAGCGTCATGCCCTGAATGAGTGATGCGGATGACTCGTCCTTTCCTCCGAAAAGATAGAACCTGTTCATCACTCCGTTAATGCTCACGGTCAGAATATTCTGCGACAGCTTTTCTTCACACTTAAAACCGAGTGATTTCAAAATCGGAATTACGGGCGTAATCATATTTCGCCTTAAAGAACGGATCGTCTTTCCGCAAAGTGCAAAGTCCGAATTTGCAAAATCGTAAAAGCTCCACAAAATGAACGACAGCGACATACAAAAAGTCTTTCCGCTGCGCACAGCACCGTCACAGATGATTGCGTCCCTGTCACGAAAAATCGACTCCCTGTTCCACCACGAAAGCACGGTAAGCTGTTTTTTAGAAAAAGTTTTAATTTCCATTTTCCCTGTCATTCACCGCCCTTGCGCTGTTTGAAATGGCGTCAAAAAGCTGTTTTGCGCCTGTTTCATGCTCACCGCCTGCACCGAGTTTTTCAAGTGCCTTTAGCCTGTCAAAAAACTTGATTTCCATTGAACCGTCCTTCGGTCTTTTAATCTCCGACACAAGGAACAAATCCATGCCCTCAAGGTCCTCCTTGCTCGGATCACTTTTGTAAAGCAAAGAAATTGCGTCGCAAATGCTCCCGAAAGCCAACCGCTGATACCCTGCCGCCGCCATGTTGGCAAGGGATTTTTCCCTTAGCCGTGACAGCCGTTCAAGCTCGGCTGAAATTTCGGGACGGCAGATAAGCTCTTCCCCTTTCTGCTCACAATCCCCCGTGTAGCCTGCCTTTTCTGCGGCAAGCTCGGAATTTCCCGAACCAAGAAATAAACTGCAAAACTTCTTTTCCCTACCTGTCAATTTTCTGATATCTCGTCACCTCCGTTTTCCGAGAGGCTTTATCAACGCCCCTCACTTATACCCCCGAAATCTCAAAAAAATGCATATTTTAATGCAATTTTCAAAAAATATTTTTAAAAATAATTTTTTCTCCACACTTTTGAGCTTAATTTGTGGAAATAATTTTCAAAAAACTATGTTTGTCCAATTCAATAAAAGTTGCGTATAACCCGTAGGGGCGGATATTATCCGCCCGCTTGATGAAATTTTTTGTTTATTCACATAACTTTTGATTTTATCAAAAATGTGTATTCATTTGTAGCGGCGAATACGGTTCGCCGCTACTGTATAGCAATCATTTTGCAAAATTTATAAAGTTCGTTTTAACATATAATCTGTGCCGTTACTTGCCTGCGGATAATATCCGCCGCTACAGATTGGTACAAATAATAACAATTTTACGGTCGGGCATAATTATGTTTTTTACTTTTCTATTTTGCTACCCGACCACAATTTTCCATTTTCAATTTTAAAAAGGAGTTTGT